GATTTTCAGACACGACGAGCCATTATCTATACATTTGCGTTTACTGCTAAATCTTATGTTTACGGACCTATTTTGACAGCGAAACCAATTACCAAAACCTCGGTAGATACTTATGCTGATCTTCAATCTACAGCACCTACTAGAGTACAAAGATTTACAACACAGACTACTGGTACTGGTGATGCGGATGATAACTTTGGTTTTAATGAGACAACAAGTGAATGGGTGTAAATAAATTATGAATAGAGTTGAACAAGCAATAGATATTGCATTGGGCATGACAGGTGACATGAAGCAAGATTTAATATCACCTAAACCATTGCAGGCCGTTGTACCCGTGCCTGACGAAGGTCCTGATGATCTTGATGTAGACTACAAGTATAGTCGAGAAAACTTCTACAACTTAATAGAGAGAGGTCAGGACGCTATTACAGGCATACTTGAACTAGCTAAAGAAAGTGAGCATCCAAGAACGTATGAAGTTGCAGGACAGTTGATTAAGACTGTATCAGAAGTTACTGAAAGACTTGCTGACTTACAACAGAAGATGCAATTTCTCAAAGAAGTTCCTGATAAGGCTCCGAAGAATGTTACTAATGCTTTGTTTATTGGTTCTACAAAAGAATTGCAATCACTTTTAAAACAAGATAAACATGAAGTTATTGAAGTCCAAGATTCGGAAACCTAAGCCTCTAAAATTTAAACTTTCAGAATTGCCTAAACTAGATGGTCGTGAGGCCAACGACGAAGTTTTAAAAACAGGTGAAATGTTAAATCCTATAGAAGTGGAAGATCGTAGAGATATGCGATTTGATGGTATCCGTTATGGTGCTGGTGGTAAGTATTATGTTCATCAAGATTACATAGTAGTTAAAGGTAATAGTAGAGTGGCGGCTGCAGAAGAATTAGGATGTACACACATAGAGGGTATTTGGTATGCCCATTGAAACATACAAAGGAAATCCAAATCTTAAAACAGCATTAGTTCGACATGAATATACTGAAGAGCAAGTAATAGAATTTGTTAAGTGTTCTAAAAATCCTGTATATTTTATTGAGAAGTATGTAAAGATTGTTAGTATTGATGAGGGTTTAGTTCCTTTTCATTTGTATCCTTTTCAGAAAGATATAGTAGGAACTTTCCATAAGAATAGATTTACTATTTGTAAATTACCTCGACAGTCTGGTAAGTCTACTACAATTTTATCTTATCTGGTTCATTATATCATATTCAATGAAACAGTGAATGTTGCGATACTTGCAAATAAAGCTTCTACTGCAAGAGATTTGTTATCTAGACTCCAACTCGCATACGAACATTTGCCGGGTTGGTTACAAATGGGAGTAATGAATTGGAACAAAGGTTCCTTGGAGTTAGAAAATGGTTCTAAAATTTTGGCGGCTAGTACGTCCGCATCTGCGGTACGTGGCGGTTCTTATAATATTATATTTCTTGATGAGTTCGCTTTTGTTCCCTCCAACATAGCAGAACAATTTTTTAGTTCGGTGTATCCGACAATTACTGCTGGTCAAACATCGAAGGTGATGATAGTATCTACTCCACATGGAATGAATATGTACTATAAGATGTGGATGGATGCGTTGAATGAAAGAAGCGAATTCACTCCAATCGAAGTGCATTGGACTGAAGTGCCGGGCAGAGATGAGGCTTGGAAAGAACAGACAATTAAGAATACTAGTGAGCAACAATTTCTTCAAGAGTTTGAATGTTCGTTTTTAGGTTCTGTTGATACTTTAATATCACCAACAAAAATTCAAGTTATTCCTATTGTTGATTCAATAGAGTCTAATGCTGGTTTGGATATTTTTGAAAAACCGCAAAAAGATCATACCTATTGTATTACTGTAGACGTTGCTCGTGGTGGAAGTAGAGATTATTCTGCATTTGTTGTGATAGACATTACATCAATGCCTTATAGTGTGGTGGCCAAATATAGAAACAATGAAATCAAACCTCTTTTGTTTCCAGATATTGTTTATCAAGTAGGTACGAATTATAATGAAGCTCAGATATTAGTAGAAATAAATGACATTGGTGGTCAAATTGCAGATGCACTTCATCACGATCTGGCATATGAAAATATTATAATGACTCAGATGAGAGGTCGTTTAGGTCAAGTAGTAGGTAGTGGATTTGGAGATGGTCAAGTAGATTTAGGAGTAAGAACTACTAAACAAGTAAAAAGAGTTGGTTGTTCTAATTTAAAACAATTGATAGAAGGTGATAAGTTATTAATAAATGATTTTGATATTATTTCAGAGATGTCTACTTTTGTTCAAAAAGGATCTTCTTTTGAAGGTGAAGAAGGAGCCGCAGACGATTTAATGATGTGTCTTGTATTTTTTGCATGGCTAACAGATCAACAATATTTTAAAGAACTGACAGACGATGATATTCGTAAAAGATTATATCAAAGTCAGAAAGAGAATATTGAAGCGGATATGGCTCCGTTTGGTTTTGTTGATGATGGTGTTCATTATGGAGAGAATGTCTTGGCATTTACTGATGATGACGGTGAGTATTGGCGACCGGTTGAAGGCCCTGATGCTTTTGATCAACAATGGTAATTTAAAAATTAGGAACGCCTAAATCGTTTAGTTGTTTAGCTACACAGTTATGACACAACACTGAAGATTGTTCTATTAGTTTTAATGCTTCTTGTCGTTGTTCAGATTTAGCACTGTATCGAAATATAAGATTTCTAATTCTTTTGTGATGAGGATACCATTCTAAACAAACAGATTCCACTTCACCACAATAAGGACAAACTTGATCCTTAAAAGTTCCTAGTAACCAATTAATTCTACCCTTTACATACATATGTGTGCGTTTCCTTCATAACATTTCTATTTATCTCACACACCTGTATGTCTGAAGAATTCAGTCTGAATAAATAAACGTATACAAAATGAAAATATGTTTGAAAGTTGAAATTTAATACAATAACCAAGGAGAATTAAAAAGATGGTTGATTTAATTTCGCCTGGTGTTCAAGTAAAAGAAAAAGATTTAACGACATCAGTGGCCGCTGGGGCTACTAGTATTGGTGCGTTTGCTGGAATTTTTGAAAAAGGTCCTATCAGTGAAGTAATAGTTATTGATAGTGAGGAAACTTTAGTAAATGTTTTCGGGAAACCAAACGGCACAAACTTTCAGTATTGGTTTAGTGCTGCATCTTTTTTGATGTACGGGAACACATTAAAGGTGGTTAGGGCTCTTACTTCTACAGCCAAAAATAGTACGGCTAATAGTAGTGGGCTTCTAGTCAAAAATAATAAACATTATACAGACGGAGATGGTACTACAGGTCCTTATGATGATGGTTCTGCTGCAGTAGGAATAGTAGCCGCTCGCACCGCTGGTGCTTGGGGTAATGATCTTAAAGTAGAATTTTGTAATACCGGTACTGGTTTTTATCAATCGACTGGTTCAACTCTGGCTGCTAATGCGGCCGCAGGTGCTACAAGTGTTACAGTTGCGTCGGGCACCAATTTTAATGTTGGTGATATTGTCTATATACAAGAAACCAATGGCCAACGTTATAGAATTACAGCGATTAGTGGAGCTGATCTGACAATAGTTAGATATCCAACCGTTACTGCTACAGGTCTTACTACGGCTGTTACATCGAGCACTGGTGTAGCTCGTAACTGGCGGTATTATGAGGAATTTGATCGTGCGCCTGGTACATCAGCGTTTGCAGAGGCTCGTTCTGGAGTGAATGATGAATTGCATATCATCGTGATAGATGAGGATGGTGGTGTTACTGGAGTTGCTGGTGAAATCTTAGAAAGGTTTTCAGCCGTATCGAAAGCGTCAGATGGTCTTACAGATGAAGGTGGAGCGAATTATTATCCTGATGTTATTTACGCTCAGTCACAATACATCTATTGGATGGATCATCCAGCAGGTGCAACGAACTGGGGTTCATTGGCAAAGGGTATAACATTCACAGTACCAACCAATGCGATTGATGCTAGTAGTTTAGCTGGTGGTGTTGGTGGTACAACAGTACCTACTGAAGGTGAACGTCAGACAGCATACGATTATTTCAAGGATGCTGATACAGAAGATATTAACCTTCTTATTGCAGGTCCTGCATCTGTGGGTAATACTGGTGCAACTACACACGGTGTGTATATTACAGACATCGTAGAGTTGAGAAAAGATTGTATGGCTTTTATCTCACCTGATGAAAGTGATGTGGTAAATATTGCTACACCTTACCTACAGCAAGCAGCTGTTATGGGATACTTTGATGCTTTAGCTAGTTCTTCATATGTAGTGTACGATAGTGGTTATACTAAACAGTATGATAAGTACAATGATGTGTTCCGTTGGGTACCTCTTAATGGTCACATTGCTGGTGCGTGTGCTCGTACAGCTCAAGATTTAGATGCTTGGTGGTCACCCGCCGGTATTTCCCGTGGGCAGATTCGTGGTTCAGTAGCGTTAGCATTTAATCCTGCATTATCAGAACGAGATATTCTTTACAAAGGTCGTGTTAATCCTGTAGTTACATTTGCAGGTGAAGGCACAATGCTTTGGGGTGATAAGACAGCGTTAGCTAGAAACAGTGCTTTCAGTCGTATTAATGTTCGTAGATTGTTCCTCGCAGTCGAGGATGCTATTAAGGTAGCGGCCCGTTCAGTACTCTTTGATTTTAACGACGAATTTACTCAATTGCAGTTTAAGGCAATGGTTGATCCGTTCTTGAGAGATGTGCAGGCAAGACGTGGCATGACAGACTTCTTGGTGGTGTGTGATTCTTCAAATAACACCGCACAAGTTGTTGACAATAATGAGTTTAGGGCTGATATTTACATTAAACCTACACGTTCAATTAACTTCATTACACTGACCTTCGTTGCGACACGCTCAGGCGTATCGTTTGGCGAAGTGGTTGGTAGAGCTTAAAGGAGACTATAACAAATGGCTAATTTAAATGACTTTGTAAATAGACTCGCTGGTGGTGGTGCTCGAGCTAATCAATATCAGGTACACATAACAGGTCCTAGCTTTATGGGTTCTTTAGGGGCGACAGGTACAGCATCAAACAATATTGTATTTTTGTGTCGAACTTCAGCCTTACCGGCTATGACTGTTGGTGAAGTTCCTTTGTTTTATCGTGGTCGTCAGGTTTACTTTGCAGGAGATCGTACTTATGCCGATTGGACTGTTACAGTATTCAATGATGACAAATGGGTAATTAGAGGCGCTATGGAACAGTGGCAAGATCAATTGCAAAATATTGGTTCTATCACAAACGGTGCAGCGTTTCCATTAGGGGCTGGTGCTGGTGATGGTTATTATGGCCAGGCCGATGTTGTACAAATGGATCGTAACGGTAATAAAATTAGAACGGCTAGATTGTATCAGTGTTGGCCAACTAATGTTGCTGAAATTGCTTTGGCGTATGATACGGTAGATGCAGTTGAGGAATTTGATGTTACATTCCGATTCAACCATATGTCAATGATAACAGAAGCGGCAGCAGCCGACTTACCGAGTATAGGTATACCTTAATAATGAGCTAAAAAAGTTCTTTTGAAGTTGTATAAATAATAGCATGGCAGAATTTTTTGGATATGAAATAAAGAGGAAGAAGGAAGCGGCATCGGCGAAATCCTTTGTCGCACCTTCTGATGAAGATGGTACATTAGACATCGCTGGTGGTGCTGGCTTTTTTAGCCAGTATGTCAACTTAGACAAGGCCGCCAAGAATGACTGGGACCTGATTCGTAAGTACCGCACTACCGCAGAAGCTCCTGAATGTGATCAGGCGATAGATGATATTATTAGTGAATCTGTTACTGCGGATGAAACAGACATTTCAGTAAAAGTCAATCTCGATGGGGTTGATTTATCAGCGTCTATTAAACGTAAAATTGTTCAAGAGTTTGGAGAAATTTTACGTCTACTTGAATGGAAACATAAAGGTCACGATATATTCCGACGATGGTATGTTGATGGGAGAATTTATTATCACAAGTTAGTAGATGATAAATCTCCTCGTAAAGGTATTACTGAAGTTCGTTACATAGATCCCAAATTTATTAAGAAGGTTCGTTTAGTAGAGAAGGGTGACGATAATGGTAGTAATAAGAATGGTCAGCATGCCACTTCGGGATCCTTAGTAAAACGAGTTCATTAGTTTTATATTTTTAACGAAGCTGGAGTTTATCCTGGACTTACAGGTATTGGTTCTAATGCAGCTTCCAATCCTATGCAAGGACTTAAAATTGCTCCAGATGCAATTACATATGTGA